CTCTATAATATTTATGTTAAGCAGTTTTGTAATCGTCATTCCATCCAAAAGCTTCTTTAACCACAGCGTCTGTAAGACCTTTATATCTCTTATTAAGTTCTTTTTCTTTTACTGCAATCATAAGTTCAGCGTCATCTTTGTGTAAACCTTCTAGTAACTGAATAAACATCATTTCTCTTTTAGATTTGGTTAAAACATTAGCACCTTTTACAAAATAGTGTAATCTTCTTGCCTCTTGGTATAATGTTGTATGTTCAGTACCTGCTGGTGCGTCATTTTCTTTATATGGTGGTGTACCTTCTGGCAACTCCCATTCTATTTTAGGATCGAAAGCACCTTTTAAGATTTGTCTTAAAGGTACAGAGTCATTAGATTTTAAAACTTCTACTTTTTTAGGTTTGTCTTTAGCGTTATTAACTTTAGTTAAGATTTCGTGTAGTAATGGTGCTGAAGTGCCTTTTATTTCACTAGCACTTTGAAAGACGTTTCTTGTGTTTGTTGGCATATTGCCCTCCTCATTTTGTTATGTAATAATATTATTTATAATAATGATAAGTTACTCATCTATCATATTTTCTTTTTCAAAATTGATTAAATCTACCGCCTCTTGTGGCACATTATTTCTAAATTTCCAACTTTTAACTTCATCAATTGAAATATCTAATCTATCGGCTACATCGCCAATACCCATAACAACTTTATCTATTTCTTGTAAAAATTCTTTATAGTTCATATATAAAAAATGGTGGCGATTTCTCGCCACCATCAATGCAATTTAATTACGCATTTTTGTAAGCATACGGAGTTCCGTATAACTTCTTAATACCAGCAGCGATAATCGCTTTTGTTGGTTGACCCATTCTGTAAGATGTTCCGTTAGCAGTTTTGTTAACGTAAATCATATTACCTTCCGCTCTTAGCGTATCAACCAATGCTCTTGGTGATGTTAGGTCGAATTTGCTTCTTAATGTTTTCCAAGAAACAGCAGCACCTTTAGATAAAAGGTTTAAAACTTTTTGTCTTTTTGACATAGTTTTTCTACCTCTTGTAGATACTTTTTTAGATTTTGAAACAACAACTAATGTGTCGTTTGATTTTGAGAATAATGATTTAAACATTATATTCACTCCTTATTATATAGTGGCATTGATTAAAGTTACTAACTTTGCCAGTATTAGCAACTATCCCAAAGTGCTTTATGGAATTCTTAAAATTTGTCATAGTCAATTGTAATGGCATATAAATCTTTGCCTTTACCTTTTGTTGTTACTACCTTATCAACTTTTTGTTGTAAGGGATGTTTCATTTTTACTTGTCTTAATAATAAAGACCTAATAGACTCTGTAAACATTTTATAATCTTTTAAAAAGGTTTCATCGGTTAAATTAAAGTTTTCATCTCTAAATCTCATTAAAATGTCTTCAGTAATACTTTCACTAATGGCCTGTACATAAATTTTATTATGTTCCATTCGTATCATTTCCTGTCTTTTCTTATCTAATTCCTGTGCCTTTGGATTAGGTGCCTTAGGAATTTTAGGAAATAATATAACGTTATTATCTTTTTTATCTGTCATTAACATTACTTTGTGACTTCACCCTTAAAATTACATAAACCCTTATCAGCAAAATACTCAACTAACTCATTGTATCCGCCAATATGTTTATCATCAATTAGTATTTGTGGCATAGTTCTTACTTGTTTACCAACAGCTTCAAATAACTGTTCTGGTGTAGTAAAATCTTTACCAAACATTTTTTCTTCGTACTGAAAGCCTAGTGTCTTAATTAAGTGTTTTGATTTTTCACAATAAGTACAATTAGGCTTTGAGTATATTGTTATATTATTGCTCATTAGCAATTACCTCAACTTCATCATATGCTTTGTTGGCAATTTCTTTTAACTGGTAAGCGTCAACAACTTCAGCAATTGAGTAGTTATACATTTTGTTGTATTCACCCATAGGTAATCTTAAACCAATCCAAGCACGATAGTAACCGTTTTTCGTTAGTGTTACTTCCTGAGCAAAGACTTCATAACCTCTTACTGGTGTATTTTTAATAATATTGACTAATGTAGTTTCAACATCTGATACAACAGTTTTTGTATTTGATTTACCTAATTCTGTAGTAAATATTTTTGCCTTTTTATTCATTTCACCTTTTACTTTATCAGCAACTTCGGCCTTTGATATTAACATCGCCTTCTCTATTGCAAGTTCAAGGTCTGGTGATACACTTGTACCAACACCAAAGATACATTTCTTCTCTTTGTTTTTACCAAACGTACTTGTACCACATTCTTTTTTCTCGGAATAATCTTTCATATACCAAGCAGGTACTTTTAACACTTGATTTTTACTTTCTTTTTTGATAGTATAAGTTTTACTTGAGCAGTTAGCAAGTGTAACACCCATAATACCAATCATTATATATTTTAGATACTTATTCATCTACTTTCTCCTTCACATTATTAAACACATTATATACTATTTTCTTTGTTTTGTCAACAGCCTGTGTTTTCTCAACTGTCGCAACAAATGGATCCCAAGTAAATGCAAGGATAATCCATAAAAATGCAAGTGTTATTATACTTTTTATCACTTTCTTACCTCCCAATTTCCATCTTTATCTAAACACACTTTACCAGGTTTGTTGTAAGCGTGATTCGGCCTTTCATAATATCTGCAATAGGCAGGTGTATTCATATCACCATAGTAAAACTGAGCAAACAACTCCCAATAACTAGGTCCATCATATGCCTTTCGGCCGTCTGCACATTCTACAATTTCTTGTTTTACTATTTCTCCTTTTACTTCTTTAATTTCTATTTTGATAAAACAATATTGGTCTTTAAGTTTTTGTATTTTATCATATTGTACCTTACTTTGATTGTTATTTAATCTATCAATTTTATCCATTGTTTTATCAAATGACTCTGTTTCTATTGAATAGTCAATCTCGTTATTAAAATTTACTTTTTTTATTTTTGTAAAAGCATTTTTATTTAAATCTAAATTGTGATTATCAGCAAATGCAATACTTAAAAGACCTGGCACTATTAACAATAGCAAAAATATTAAAAATAAAATTCTTTTTTTATTCATTTATTCTCCATCTACCGTCTGGCATTTTACAAACTTCTTTATATTCTATTTTTCTGTATGGATTACCATATAATATTGAATCAAATGCTCTTGTAAAATCTAAATTATGATTATGAGTTAATTCAACACTTGTACATTTAATTGGTCCTTTTAAATAAAATCCTGTAGTTTTAATGATACCGTTACTTTGTGATTTAGGATTCATATATGTTGTAAATCCAGGTGTATGTGGTGCGTTTTCTAAATGATCTATAAATGCTCTTGTCATTAATTGATCATCACTTTCATTGTACATTAAATCAGCACCTTTAAATGATCCTGCAACGGCACAAGTAGCAACAACAGCAGGATTTTCACTAACGTATTGCCAACAAGCTGCACCAGTAACAGCCGCTGTACTGGACGCACCAATATAGGACTGTTTACTAGCACAATTAGAGAGCAACAACAAACAACTAATTAAAAGTAACTTCTTCAACATTTTCAAGTTTTAATTTTTCTTTTTCTTGTTTCTTTAACTTTTCTTCTTTTTCTTTTTGTTTTTCTGTCATTTCTTCTAAATGTTTTTGATATTTGTATTCTTGTAAAGATACACCGAACACTTTTTTATAAAAGTGATCAACAGGAACTGGAGATGAATATGCAAGTATCAAATTATCAAAATTAACATCTAAATGTCTATACATCTTTGGATTTGATTTTTTTGCGTCTTTATGTGAGTTTAATAATTGCAATCTATTTGTAAAACAATCTTCATACGGTTCGTTTGTAGTTGATTGTTGCAAATCTTTTTGTTTTGCAATTTTAAATTCATCAAATAGTATTTGTTTATCTATCATAGTGTTGTCCTTTTGTTAAGTTAATAATCATTTATGTACTAATGCTATCACAAGTAATTTTAAAAGTCAAGCACTAAAAAGTCAATAAAATCAACGTTTTTAGAAGAACAAAACAAGAACATTGAC